CCTCAGATGCCCTTTTGGTGCGCTGTTCTGCCATTTTATGACTCCTTAATGAGCTGGTTGGCATACTGTTCGGGGGTTAACCCAAGTCTCTTTGCGAGAGAGAGTTGGGTGCGGCTCAACCTCACTTTGCGTGGCTTGGCACCGTTATTCCTAGCGGAAGGGGCCACCACCACGGAGGGGCTTCGGGAGGTCGAGGAAGACTTTTCGTCTGAGCCACTGTCGCCCTCACCGAAGTATTCTGGAAACTTAGACCGTATAGTCCGGTCAATAGCTTCATAGTATTCATCAGAGTTAGGGTCAATACCCTCATCTCTAACCAAGCGCTCATGAACCCCGTAGGCCAGAGCGGTCATATCTTTTTCTTTACCAAACCAAGGTTTCTCTAGCGCCCACTCAACAGCCCTTGGACTTGGCTCAGGAGGCGGCTTGACTGGCTGTTGCTGAGGCTGTTGGGGCTGTCGAGGAGGAGGGCTCTGCCTCCGAACCTTCATTTGACCTAACTGAAAATCCGCAGACTTCATCTCAGCCTGAGCATTCATCAACTGCTCTTGGGCCTCCAGCACCTTGTCGGTATTGCCCTCTTCATAAGCCGAGCGGTATTTGTCCTTGGCCTGCTGAAGCGTTACTTCGGCTCTGGCTCGGATTTGCTCGACAAGCGCCTGCTCTCCATTGGAGATAATGTTTTGATACTGGCGACTTTGCTCTGCATACTGCTGGGCAACCCGAATCGCCTCTTCGCGCATCTTTTCTGCGGCTTCCCGCTGACGGCGCTCTTCATGTTGCTGATATCTCAGCTTGTTGATCCGCTTCTTGACCTTTTCGCTATAGCCCTCAAGCTCGTCATCGTCATCGCTGGGCTCTGACTTTTTAGCTTCCTTCTGAGGTGGACGGCGGTCTTCCTCCGGTCGGTCGTCAACAACCTCGATATCAACATCGGATACCTGCTCGCCCTTTTCGCCAAAAGTGGCTTTAAGGCCGAAAAACTTCTCTTCAGCAGAATGCTGTTGTTCTGTCTGCTCTTCACTCATACCTTTTCAATCCCCCTTGGGTCTTGTACAACCGCCTCAACGCTATCGTCGTTGATAAGACGGAACTCTTTGCCGTGAATCTTGAATCTCGTTCCGCTATAGGACCGCATGACGATCCAGTCACCCTCCTTGCAGTAGGGGCCGTTAGGGAATCTTGAAGAATCTTGATACGCATCTGGCCCGACCTTTAAGACAAAACCGCATATCGACCCAACTTCTTCGATATCCATGGTTTGTTTTGACTTTATGATGCCGCCTTCCGTTTTTTCGTCAGGCTCGGGCAGAGCAATGAGTATTTTGTACCCCTTGGGCTCGGGGAGCTGTGTCGCAGTCTTCTGCTCTTCAGTCATTATCTATTTCCTGCACCAGATAAAGGCGTCTGGAGTCGCCGGCGCTACCCTCTGTAGCGAATTATTCCCGCTCTAACCTTTCATTCAGGTTTAGCAGGGCGCGTTCCGCGTAGGCAAGTCCTTCAATAACACCTACACAACGCGAGTATTCATTCATGTCTTTACAACCGCCGCACGATACGTGGTCGCTTAACTCGTTCATGTGCTCACGATACTCTACTTGTAGTGCTTTTAACAAGTTATTTGTAGCAACTTTACTCATCTAACAAGTCTCTTACAAGATCAAATCCGGCTTTAAATCCTTCAATCTCTTTTTTGTTTTGCTCGTCACTCTCTTGAGATTGCATCTTTGCGGCTATTTTTGCGCTTTCAATCCGCTCTTGTTGTTCCATTTTCTGGAGGTCAACCATGGTTTTTCCGCGAGACTTCTCAAGATCTGCCTGAATCTTCGCCATGTCTGCCTGCGCCTTAGCCATTGTCGCCTGCTCTTTCAGGGCAAGCTCACGCTGTTGCATTTGAACAATGGGATCTTCTTGCATCTCAGCCTGCTCTTGGGCCTGCGCTTCTTGCTGGGCTCTTCCCGTAACCTGTGCGGCGGCAGGGGCTGTGAGGCGCGACAAACGTAGCTCGATATCCTCGGGCATGGGCTCGTTCGGTGGCGGAAGCTCGACACCCAGCTCTTTTTCAACCTTGTCTCGATAAGCGAATGCCACATGCTCCGCAATATGAGCGGCCATGGCGGCCTGCATCGCCCCGGCGTTTGGCGCCTGAGAGAGAAGCTCCTGCATCTGTGGATTCTCTATGGCGGCCATGTGGACCTGAATATGCGCCTCGTGATCCTGATAAATAAACGCCTTGACGGGCTCGCCGTTAATCAGGTTCATGTTCTCACTGACAGGATCTGTCGGCTTCATGTCATTGTCGGTCGGAACGATCTTGTCTGCGTCCTGAATGCCTAACACATCCAGCATCTGGCGGTGTAGCAGGGGCATGTCGTACATCTGCGGAGCCTGCGCCGCAAGCTGTAATGCCGCCTGATACTGCATGATGCGCTGTGCCATGGTGCCCGCATTGGGGTCACTAACAGGAATGATATCCACACGATCATCGAAGTCCGCCTTAACGACTGGATCTTCATCTGGATCGTAGGGGTATACCTCAGGCCCATAATCCCTGACAAGCTCAGAAAGTATCTTGAGTTCCTTTGACACCGAGGCATGGACGCGACTCTGCACCGCGCTCAATACCTTCATCTCCCGCTCAAGAACTGCAAGCGTGGTGCCAACCGGTGCTTCGCCGTTAATGTCTGAGGCTTTCACATCCGCCGCTGATGCGAACCTTCTACCCTCCTGAACAATATCGCCAAGCAGTTGATACAGGACGTTACTTGGCTCCTTGTAGGGGAGGAAGGTTATGTTGTCACGGATGGCACCACCCGGAACGTCTACATCACGGAATTCTCCCGGCATTATGGGAGTGTCATCCCCCTTAATCCGTAGTCCGCGAGACTTGAGACCTCCCGGTAGGTTGGCAAGTGTGCCGGCGTCTACAAGCTGTCTGAGCAACGAGGTTGCAGACTTCGATAGACCGCCGATCATGTGCACCAGTCCAAAACCATAGAACCCGAGTCCGGGCAGGTATTGGTAGTGCACGTAATGTTCTCTCTTTAACTTCTTGGGGTCATCCTCGTACCAGTTGCGGCGAATCGACAAGATCGTTCTTGACGCCTTATCGATAGTCACAACGTAGGGAAGCGCTATCCCTGTCGGTTGACCCTTATCTCTGTCCTCAAACCCCGGCAAGTCGATATCAACGTGCATCTCAAGCAGGGTATGACGGTTATCCACATCATAGTTTTCAGAGTCGCCAGTAAGTCGGTCGTACTTCTTCTGAATCTCGCTGATATCGGGGGAGGGAGGCGGAAGCTCCACATCCGCATAAAATCCAGCCACCTGTAGCTTGCGGATCTCATTAGGGGTGCGCTTCATGATATGAGTGGCGCGTTCGCAGGTTGTCAGATCTGACGCCCCGTAGCTCACCACGAAGTCTTCTGCCGGCACAAACATCGCGCACGGACGACCGAGATTGGGGTCGTAGTAGACTTTTCGGAAAGCAGAGCCGGCAATCGGTAATGAGAACAGAAGTTTCTCTGTCTCGGTGCGATACTCAGTCATTCGCTGAGTGATCAGGTAGTTCAGGTAGTTCTCAACCCGATGCGCCTGCTTGGTCTTCTCATCATCAATTTTTCCGACAATCGATGTCTTGACCGGCCCGCTGGCTGGGTATATCTCCTGTATGGTTTGTGCCTGAAAGCGAATGACCGCCTCCGAGAGCATTGGGTGAAATACGCCGCAGGCGCCTTCCCATGGAGAAGATCTGTCTTCAAACTTCAGGCCAAGAAGGTCAAGCCCCCTGACGTAGGAGTCCTCCCAGTCTGATCGGCTTTGACGGTCTGCATCAAACTGAGAGACAAGCTCTGAGGCCAAGCCATAAAGCTCGTCATCACCCATAAACTCGACAAGGTTTGAGTCGTGAGAGTCACCAAGAAGTCCAGACGAGTCAGGGTCAAAATCAATGACCATCCCACCTTCTTCGTCAAGAAGACTGACGGAGTCAGGATTTTCGATGACGATCTCAAGTTCGCCCCCCTCAACCCCTTCGGGGTCAAAGGGTCTGTCAAGTTTATCTATAGCCACGCTTAGCCCATTTTATTGGAGTGTTTGGTTCCCTTGGTTGCTGATCCGCAACCGCGAGTCATGCCGCCCTTAGCCATCCCCTTGGGCTTCATAACCTTGCCGCCCTTGTAATAGCCCTTGGTCTTTGGAACCATTCCGCCGCTAGCCATCTTGCCTTTGCCGTCAGCCGCAAAGAAAGGAACCTGCTTGCCGTCCTTCTCTACCATCTTTAGCTTGCCGCCCTTGGCATAGCCCTTACTCTTCATCTTCATGCTCGTCACCTGCATATAAGTTGTTAAATACTCTGTTCACATCCAGCGTGTAGTCC